TAACCCTTGGGACACGCCTGTTGTTGATGACAAGGCACCCGTAAAACCTACCAAAGCAAAAAAAGCAGTAAGAACACAAGCAGTTGAAGAAGGCGCACCAGTAACTGTAGATTCTGAGTTTGATTTTGATCTAGACGGATTAATGACTGACTTTCCAACTGCAACAGAACTAGAACGTTTTGTGTATGACGTTAAAGGCGTTGTACTTGCACTTAAAGGTCGTGCAAACAAATTAAAATATCAAGTAGCAATGGATGTTCTTAATGGAAACGAAATTGATCCAAAGTTTATTGGTGATGAAAACCCTTACGTTGAGAAAAGCGAACTAGTTCCACTTGATAATATGAAAGTTGTTCCTGCAAGAGATCCAAGTATTCCAACAAGAGAACACTTACAAAATGAATTTTATAGTCCTTTTGTACCTCACCCAGATCATGATTCAAGAGCACAAGATAGGAAAGTACATTGTATGTTCCGCAAATATAATAATGGTCTTATCTCCTACGAAATCTTAGGTCCGTTATCTAAACGCCCTGTTGGTGAAAAGCTAGACAAGTATGGACGTAGTCGTCCAGAAAAGATTACATGGGTTGATCCACGTACCGGAGAACAAGTTGTTCAAAGAACTGATGGCACACTAACACCACAAGGTAAACGTTTACGTGCTATGATGCAAGCCTTTAAAGTTAACAGATCTAACCAATGGGAAGTATGGGTTGACAGAGAATTTATTAGTACAAGTCAAGCCGCTAGAAGTAATCCTTGGGATCTTGGCTTAGAACAAAATGGCTAATTTAAATGTAAGAAATAGCAAAGATCATAACGCACAACAAGAGCGTATGACACGTGATACATTAATAATGCAAAAAGTAAATGGAGCTCATAGGGAAGCGTTTAAAACACGCTTCCCAGGGCAAATTGAACATTGCATGAGACTTACTGCGGAACGACTACAAGCAGTACTAACTACAAAACCAAAAGACTTAACTGATCCTGGAACATGGGAAACAAGTCCAGAGGATATTTGGCATTTAACAAAAGCATTAAAATGCTTAACAGATATACAAACAGAACACCCAGTTGGAAGGAATAGCAATGACATACCTAGTAAGTAAAGATAAGTTTATTAATATTGCACATAGAGAAGATAGTAACTTAGATGTTAAAATGAAGTTTATTGAAAAAGATGTTGTGCATTTTCAAATCCGTTTAAATGAAGACGGGGCTGGTGAAACAGAAATTGATTACTATTTTACACAAGAAGAAGTACACACTCTCATTGAATACCTAGATGGTGCTCTAGCACACGAAGCTTAACACATGCTAGGTATAGACATATTAATGGCAAGAGCGTTGCGTTATGTGTTAGACGAAAATAACGTAGCACCTGAAACGTATGCATCAATGCCTACTAATTTAAGAAAACAACTAGAATCATTAGTGCATGATGTTGCTGACGATATGCGTTTTAAGCAATTAAAATACTTTCGTCCTTTTGATCATCAATTTGAATTCTTTAAAACAGGCAATGCTGAAAGACGTGGTATACTTGCGGCTAACAGAATTGGTAAAACAGTAAGCACTTGTTATGAAACAGCAATGCACTTAACAGGACAATATCCTGATTGGTGGGTTGGTTACCGTTTCAAGACTGCTATTACTTGTATGGTAGCTGGTGAGGGTTGGAGTCAGGTTGCACTTGTACTACAAAATGAATTACTTGGTACACAAGATGTAAAAATACATGAAAACCTTGGCACTGGTGCTATCCCACGTGAATGTATTATAACTGATACTATGCGTAATGATGGTGCTAACTCTATTGGTGTAGAAATAAAACATAAAAGTGGCGGGAAAAGTTATTTGCTATTTGCAAACTACACACAGGAAGTTAGACAGTTACAAGGATTTAAACTTAACTTAGCTGTGTTTGATGAACAGCCACCAGATGCTTTCTTTAGTGAGGTAGTTACACGTACTGCTACAACACAAGGTAAAGTGTTATGTTCGTTTACACCACTAAAAGGACTTAATGGACTTGTTAGTAAGTTTTGGAATAAAGAAGAAGGTTATGAATTTATTCGTGTTGCTTGGGATGACGTGCCTGAATATGATCCTTGGGGACATGCGTTCCTTTTAAAAGAAACACGTTTACAATTAGAACGAGATTACTTGCCTCATGAACGTGAAGCACGTATTGCTGGTAAACCAGTTATGGGTAAAGGTGCAGTATTCCAGATACGTGATTGGCCTACATATACCACAGGTGATTACGACTTTGCATCAATGCCTACTATTAAACGTGTTATTGCACTTGACTTGGGCTTAGTAAATGATCAAACTGTAATAACATTAATGTATTGGGAGCCATACGAAAAGATGGCATTCTTACATAAACAAATTATAGTACAAGGAATAGAAGAAGCAGTTCCTACACAATATATTAATCACTTATTACGACCAGAAGTATTTGGTACTCCTATTGTATTACCAGCTGATGCTAGTCAACAAGGAAGATATACAATGAGTGCTAATAGTATACGTGAGTTATTTGAGCAATACGAATTAAATGTGTATCCTAAAGCAATTATGAATCCGCCTGATCAAGAAGGGCGTGTGACTAATCATAAAAGTTATGGGATCAACCAAATGAGACAAATGTTAGAAGTAGGAAGTTTAGTAGTAAATGAAAACTGCGTAAACTTTTTAAGTGATGCACAAAACTATTATGTTGATGTGCAAGGACGTTTTAGTGATCCAGATGATACTATTGATAGCTGTAGATATGCATTACTAGCATGTTTACAAGGTATTGCTGAAGATTGGGATTACAGAACTCCACAAGAGCGAATGGCTATGCAACGAGATATGTATTATGCGAGAAAAGAAAATCGCAAAACTAGTACTTTAAAACAAACATATGATCCGGCACAATAGCACAGTGACAAATTTAAGTATAAATAAGTTAACAGTAAAGGAAACCAAAAGCTAATGTTGGATATAAAAAATATACCTGTTTCAGATATCAATGTAAACAAACGTAAACTTGCTAAGTTTGTTGAAATGAAAAACAATTTAGATGTTAAAATGGCATCTTACTTGCGATATCTAGGAACAAAGAATGCAATTAACAGAGCTAGTGATTATCACTATCTCAACTTAGCAGTTACAAACAGTACCGCACCAGTTAATGGAATTGATTATATCCATCCAAGTGTAAAGCCAGTTGTTGATTATGCAACTGCTGTTATCGCTAAAGGCTTAATGCCTAATGGAGAGATTAACTTTGATTTTGTAGCTGATACAACTGATACAGAAGCTGCCTCACGCCAAGCAACTTCGATGGTTAATAAAGTTGTTAACCAGATGAATGATCCACACTTTATTTTAGAGAGATGGGTGATGGACTCTGCCATGCATAAAAATGGTATGATGATGATTAAGCCAGTACGTGAGCAAATAACACGCTACATTGACACCGACGGCACATTAGAACAATTACGTGCATTTGAAGCACAAGCACAAGAATCAGGTTTAACTGCATTACGTCAAAGCAGACGTAAAGACACAGTTGATTTAGAAAAAGTATTGCAAGAAGTTCAAGCACTACTCCCTGAAGTAGATGCTGAATACACAGATAACGTTACAACTGAGTACCTTAATGCTGTAGACATAGATGAAGAAAGTGCTGACGGAGTTGATACAAATGTAATGTTTTCAGATATGGAAAGCAAATTAACTAATTTAGAAGCCCCAGAATTACTTGAAGGCCAACAAGATGTTATGCAAGAAGCAATTAAACGTAATACAATTTATAAAGCAAAATACAAATTAACTGGTTACAACATTAACATTAAGTTCCATCCAATTGAACAGCATTATTGGGTATGTGATCCAACAGTACCTGAAATGCGTGATCAACCTTTCTGTGGTTTTTATGATCCAATGACTATTGCTGAAGCAATGGAATTATATCCAGACATTAATTTAGATGAATTTGAAAAGTATGCAGACTATAACTCTAATGGAGCTTTCCAAGGAGGAGCAGTATTAAACAACTTAGCAATACATGCAAGAGATAGTGTTCCTGTACAAGGCATTCCTATTAATTCAGCCGCTGACAGTGATCCTGCTGGTCGACAAATTAGTGTTGTTACAGTATGGAACCGTTGTGATATTGATGGTGATGGTGAAGTTGAACTAATTGAAATTGTTTATTCAGGCTCCTACATTATTAGTGCAAAGGAAGTAGAATTTATTCCTGTTGCTAACATGTGTCCAAAACCACTACCAGGAAACTTTTACGGTTACTCAATAGCTGAAAGTGTTATTCCAATGCAGGAATATTTAACAAGTGCTATGAGAGCTGAAATCCAATTAGGACTACTAACTGCTACTCCACGTATTGGTGTTAAGCCAGACAAAGTGGACTTTGAAATGATGCAAGATGGCGAAGCGGCTATCTTTATCTTAGACAGTAAGTTTAATCCACAGACAGACGTTTATCCTGTACCACCACCTTCCGGTAACATACAGTTCTTAGAAGTTGCAATGAATCGTATCCAACAAGATACAATGGCAATGGTTGGTATGACTACACCACAAGATGTGTTTAATCCAGAAGTAATGGCCGCAGGTAACTCAGGTGTTAAATTACAATTAGCACTAAGTCCAAACCAAATTGTTCAAGACAATACTGTACGTAACTCAGCTGAAGGACTTAAAGAAGCTCTATGGTTAGTATGGCGTACACTAATACAGTACGGTGATGATTATGGTGTTAAGAAACTAGCATCAGAAAGCCATCCAGATAACCTTCCTGTATTCTTAGACTATGCGGCTTGGGACGACATGAACTTTACAGATCGTAAGCAAATGGTATTAGAATTAGCAGTTGGTATGCAAAGTGAAGAAAACGCAATTAACAGACAGCAAATTATACGTAAAACACAAACTGAACTTTATTCAACAGTACAGCAGATGGCTACCTCAGGTGTACTAACTCCTGAACTATTTGTTAAAATTAAAAAGCCTTTTGCAGATACATTATATGTGTTAGGTGTTAAGGATTGTGATGCGTATCTACCAACAGATGAAGAAGTAGGACAAATGATCCAGGCTAGTGCAGAAGCGGCTAAAAATGCAACACTAGATCCGCTAGATAAAGAGAGAATGTCTAAAGTTAATCTAAACACAGCTAAAGCAGTTAAAGAGAAAATTGAGGGCGAGGCTTTAATAGCTGAACTAAATGGCACGGACGCAGAAACACAATTAGACTACTTGTCTATTGCTACTAAAGGACTTGGCAAAGTTTATAGTTAAAATTAAGAAAAGGAAATGAAATGATAAGTGAAGAAGCAATTGAAGCCTACAATAGTAGGCTAACGGTAGATACATCTAATATTAGTAAGTTAACTCCTTCTCAAAAAGATACTTTAAAAAGTTATGGTGATATGGCTGAGACTCTTTGCACAAACAGAGATCTTGCTATGTTCATCCATCACTTTAAGTTTGAAATTACAGATCAAATTATTGGGATTAATGCACATACTCCAGAAGCAAATGCTGAACGAGTAGCATTATCCAATGAACTACGAGGAATTGATAACTTTGTTAACAGTTTAAAAATGGCTGTATACAGAAAAAATCGATTACTCAAAGATCAGGCGTGATGTCTGAGATAAATAAAACTAGGTAACCAATAGGCCCTATTATAAAGGAAACAACATGAACGAAATCAGCCCTAACGCTACTCCAAGTAGTGCGGTCACTGACCAACCAGCAGTTCCAAGTTTAGACTCAATAGCAGACAAAATGACCGCAATGCGCCAAGGCACAGAGCGTAACCAAATGAAGGCTACTGAACAACCTGCAACAGGACAAGATGAAGAGGCTAACGACACATCTGGCCCTGAGGTTCTTACTTTTGAAGAGGAAGCACCTGAAGTTGAAGAATCCCAAGACAATATTGAAGAGGACACACTTGAAGCTGATGCCCAAGACAACGAACTTGTAAGCACTGATGATAGTGAAAATGTAGCAGATGAATTAATTGACTTTATCGAATTCTCAGAAACTAATCCGAACGCTAAGTTCAAGTTTATGCGTAATGGTAAAGAAGTTATTATCGACTCAAAGAAAGCCGCGGCAATATTAGGACAGGGTTCAGCAATACACGAAGACGCAAGGCAATTGAAGATTGATCGAGCAGAATTTGACGAAAGTATGAAAGACGCTCGTGCAAGGCAAGAAGGCTTAAATTTAGCAATGGAATTTACAGTTCAGCCTAAGTTGCAGAAAGCATATGATGAGATTTTAAAAACTCAACAATATCAGACTGTTTTCAACCAGCAACTACGGCAAACTAATGATCCAGCTGAACATGCCAGGATTCAAGCAAGTATGCAACAAAACGAACAATACATTAATGGTATGCAAGAAGACATAAAATCTCTTCAGCCTGCTGTTACACAGTTTCGTTCTATACGTGCAAAACAAGTAACTCAGCATTTAGAATCTGCTCGTAAAAACTTTACAGATAAAGAATTGAAAAATCAACATCTTTATCAAGAATTACGTGATAATGTTTCTAAAATTTGGAAACATGCTAAAGCTGAAACTATCCCTGGTGTTGCTAACATCGATTTGATATCAAGTGACGAAGAGATTTTATCTCTAGTGCGTGATGGATTACGATACAGAGACAAGCCTAAAAACACTCGCTCTGCAGGTTCAAGCATGGCCCAACTTACTAACCGTAAAGGCGGAAGTCAGGGACAACGGAACCAAAATCAAGGAATTGACAAACTTCGTGAACAAGCCAATAGCGGTGATAAGAAAGCCGCGGACAACCTCTTAGTAGCTCAGTTGAATAGAATTCGACAGCAAAGAGGTGGTAGATAAAAAAACATAATTTAGGAGAATAATATTATGGCTTATATTACAACTACCCAAATTGGTAACGGAACAACTGCGTATGAAACGGATATTGTTGTTAAGGATTTAGATCTAGACGTTTCCAATAGGGTTAAAGACGATACACCTGTACTAAACATGTGTATGGCTAAAAAACGCAAAGTAAATTCAACCATTCCACTATGGACTGATGACATTTACAGAGCACCTGCAGTACAGGCTCAATTAGAAGCCGCTGCCGTTTCAGCCGCTAACGCTGAAGCAAACCAAAGATTTAACTTAGGTAACTACACTCAGATCTTCCAAACTACTATTGCTTCCTCAGGAACAGCAAGAGCAGTTGAGCAGGCTGGTGGAGATCCCCAAGCATATCAAGAAGTCAAACAGCTTATCGAAATGATGTTTGATGTTGAGATGCAACTAGTTAGAGCAGACCAAATTGGTACTAAGTATGCCGGTCAAGCTGGTTTAGCTACTGGTGCTCCAAACACAGGTCGCAGAATGGGCTCACTATCAGCATTTGCTGGTACACAGTCTTTTGGTGCTACAGGTGGGTTAATTGCTAACGTTACAACTAACACTAACAACGAAACAACTGACGTTCCAGTTGCAGTAGTTGGTGCATTAAACGTTAACTCAGATGGTTCTCAGTATTACACTGGAACTTTTACTAACGTATCATTTTCACCTGCTCTATACAAGCAGTTAGTAACTACTGCGGAACAGCGTTTTAACGCAAAGATCCGTACTGTTGTTGCTCCTACTAGCCTAAGAACTAGTATCAGTGATAACATTGCTTCTTCAAGAGGCATCAACAGAGTTAACTCTGAAAGAGGCGATACAATCGCAACGTACGAAGGTGATTTTGATTACACTTACGAAATTCATGATTCTTGGATTATGGATGCCGCTGGTGCAGAAAACAAGATCTACTTCTTAAATGATGAAGTTATTCAATGGGGTTCATTACGTGATCTTGGACCAAACAACGAAGTATTCTCTAATTCAGATGCTTCTTTGGATCAGTTCATTATGGAAGGTACATTGATTGTACGTAACCCAGCAGGCGTAGGTGTTCTAAACGACATTGAGTCTGGTACAAGTAGTCCATTACCTGGACCACGTGCAGCCGCTACTGTTCAAAGAACAAACGCTGGTTCTGGAGACGTTACTCCTTAATCGTTATTCGATTAATTGTACAGGGAAAGGGGGTCTTCGGACCCCTTTTCTTTTAGCTTATAGAACAGACCAGGAAAGGATGAGACTAAATACTTGCATGGAAAATCAAATTGAAAAACCGGACTATCTAAATGATGAAGACCCGGAACAGGACTTAG